TGGTAAGGATAGTGGTATTAGAAAAACTCAAGCTGAATGGTGGACTATAAATTTTTATATCGGCGATAGATTTTGTTTTAACATTACAGTAAGAACACAAGATTTAAAAAATATAATAAATAATAATAACTTTAACAAAGTTCCTGGAGGTGATAGTAATACCTCATGGGGATATTTAGTTCCTATTATTAAACTAATTGATTGTAATAATTATAAGGAGAGAGTAAATGAAAACTGAAGACATACTAAGTGATGCATCAAGATTAGTCTCTGGAGACAGAGCAAAGGCTTATGGAGATAAGAAGATACTCCATGATAAAATAGCTAAGATGTGGTCTGCATATACAGATTGTAATATAAATGCAGAACAAGTAGCTATGATGATGGCTATATTAAAGATAGCTAGAACAACAACAGGAAGTAGCTCTGATAGTTATACAGACGGAGCTGCATACATTGCAATAGCAGGAGAAATACATGACCAAAAATGAAAAACCCCAACAAAAGAACTATGTACTAAGTGAAGAGCAAAGAAATACTTTACTACAATACTTAGCAAATAGACCTTTTATTGAGGTTCAAAAAATTATAAATTTATTAGCAGGATTAACTGAAATCAATGATAACATCTCACCAAACTTTATCAAAAAATAAAGAAACTTTTATTTTATATAGTTGTAAGATATCTTATTCTAGATTGGATGGTAATCTATATTGGGATGAGGAAACTATCAATACAAAAGAAATGATAGAAGACTTTAAAAAGAAGTATGGAACTAACGAACCATATTCAAAACATAAAAAACTTTTGATACCATTGCCACATATTTTAAAGGCAGTGATAACGCATCTAAAGAATGAATATAATCACTCTTATACAACAACCCAACAACTATTAAATAAATTAACTAGCTAGTTCTCTCATTCGAGAAGATAAATCCCCTGCCCTATTAGGGGTTTGTTTTGCCCACTTCGAATCGAGCATCTCAGATGCTGCGGTATCATACGACTCTGTTTGTAGTGCAACAATCATGTTCTTAAATTTAGATACACCATATTTTCCCATTTGAAATATCATCTCACACAATATACCTTGTGCTTTTATGTGTATTTTTAAATTATTTTCTGCACATAATTCGTTCATACTATCCCATGCTTTATTAAAGTCTTGTTCAAATATTTTATCCCAACCCTCTTTAGTTGTAGGCACTTCTTCTCCATCTAGTATGCGGTGACCATAGCCCCCTGTTAAAAATCCTTCTGTGCAGAGATAGGGGTCTAGTCTATAACCCTCATGCTCCTTTACTCTATCCATCAGTTCTTTTTTAATTACATCTGTCATACTATACTCCTATTTCTTTTTACTAATCATACCTTTGATACCTGGTGCTGCTCTGACACCTAGTGATACAGAACATGCAAGATATAAAAGATGACGATAATATTCAGGTAAAGTTGCGAGTACCTCAAAGCCCTCTTTTATATGTGGTCGTAAAGGTCCGATAAATACACAAATTGCAGGAACCATCAGGGCTAGTAAAACAAACTCGTCTTTCCACGACCCTTTCATTTGGTCTACAGCAGATGCTTCCCACGCAACTTTTCCTGCTATTTGCTGCTCCTTGAGCGACTTCTGTGCTTTTATCTCAGTAAGTGCTAAGTCAGCTTTTGCTTTCTTTGTCTCTACAAATCCTTTTATTGTATCGCCTACTATATTAGCGACTGGTCCTAATAACATATTAAACATATTTACTCCTATTTATTATTTCTTAAATTTAATACCTCAGGTGATTCTAAAATATCTGCGGGAGATATTCCATCTATTCTACCACCAAATATCAGTGCTTTTTTTTGCATTTCAATAATTATTTTTGCAGATTTTTTATCGTATGTACTCATGGATATTTCACCTGCTCTTAATCTTTCTGCCAATTTAGCTATCTTAGCCTCTAGTTTTTTCATCTCTTTAGTAAACTCTAAAGACTTTGCTGCAGTTAAAGTTCCTACTGTTCTATTAGAAACTTTAAATCCAAACGCACTAAGTATAGCCATCCACTCTGCTTCATCCTCTCTGTAAGGAGATATATTAGAGTCTAGTGTTGCTCTATCTATTCTTTTTGTAGAGTAAGAACCCGGTATAAATGGGAAGTTAGGTATTAATTTTACTCCCACATTTTTTAAACTTTCTCCTATTGAATCAGGTGGTACATATGTTCTTCTAAATAAATCTATCCCCAATAGACTAAAAAGAACATCTCCTGCTATACCTCCACTTACTTGTAAAGGTGCAGGAACCATAGGTAATGTTCCTCTTAAATCTAATATATCACCACCAGGAAAAAATCTTTGTATGTTTATATATTTAGATTGACCTTCTTCAGATTTAAATGGTAATTTAATTTCTTTTTGTGGCATAAAAGGCATACCTAATATGTTACCAGAGGAGTATTCAGGTAGCATCTGTTTCTCTCTTTCAGCGTCTCCACCTCCCATTTCAGCACCTAGTTTATTTAAACCATATCCCAGTGCTGCATATTTAGCAAACTTCCAAGGTCTAACAACTGCAGTTTCTGCAAGTAGAGGTATTATTCTATAACTAAACGCTAAGAATGGAGTAACTGAGTGCCTAAGAGCATTTACAATCGGAGCATCTATATCATAGTCTATAAATTGTCTTCTAGCAAACAATGCAGCATCACTAGCACTGTCTCCCATTTTAAGTCTATGCTGAAATGCATTTAATCTAAATATATGGTCTTCTAATCTATACCAATTTTGTAATGTGCCTGTGACTTTATTTTTTCTAACTGCCTCATATACTCTTCCTGCAATATCAACTGCGTTAGTCCATTCTGTTTTATTTGCATCATACTTGTATGCACTTTTGATAGCTGCAAAGTCAAATGTTTTTAATTCTCTTGCTATAAAATCTGCATCAAATACTCCAAACTTTTGTGCTAAGTATACTGTTTCTGATTTATAAGGGTCTTTACTGTTGTGTTTAGCCAACATTTTAAATGAATCTATCAGACCTCCCTCTCCTTTAGTTCCTACAAATAGAGGTACATCAGCAAAATCTGAAAAGAAAACATTACCAAATATGTTATTAACATGAACAGTAGGATTCCAAGCTGTTTTAGAAACTTTCCATAGTCCATTTAGTCTTCTATATTTTCTAAACAGTGCGTTATTTCCCATTTCTCTGTATTTTTGTGCAGTTAATAAGTTTCTATATACTTCTTCTAATACATACTTACCTGATAAACTTCCATATTTTTTTACTTTTGTATCTTTAATACCTGTTTCTGGCATTTTGTAGTAGCCTTTTTTGTTCATGGCTTCGTCAGATAATCCCTTGAATTTATCGTTTAGTTTATACTTACCATCCGCACCTTTTACATACGCACTTAGTGAAGGTGTTTTATATATATCATCATAAAATTTAAATTGAGATATTGTACTTGCCATGTAAGAACCTGTCAGTTCTATACCTGCAGCAGCATCTTCAATCTCACCTTTTGCTAGTCTTTCTGCTTTAGTATATTCCCATCTAATAACTTTATACTTTACACCATCCTCTGTTACTTCATCAAAAATTTCCCAACCTCTGTGATTAACTAACTTAGGGTCTCCTATACCTCCTGGAACCATTATAGGTTGTCCATTTTCATGTACAGCTTTTACGTTTTTATAATTTTTATTATAATCATCTTCCGTTACTTTTAATATCTGACCTCTAGGTTTTAAATCATCACCTATTCTAGGTGCTTCTTTATCTTTTGAATATATTCTTCTTAAATAAGAGTTAGCATTTCTTTGAAATGTTTTAACATCCATTAATCCATAATCAACATACATCTGACCATACTTATTTATTACATCTCTAGCCTCTTTCGATAACATCATAATTTTTTTAGAATCTATCTTAGATACTTCTTCGCCTTCTAATATATTGTAAAGTATTTTTCTTTCATCCATGTTTAGAAGTTTTGCTTTTTGAACTAAGTCATGAAATTGTGATGCTATTGTTCCTCCCAATCCTTGTGCCTGTATTCTTAGTTTTATAAATTCATTTGGTAGATTGTATTTGTCTCTTAGTCCTCTTCCTAAAAATTCAGTTATCGGCATTGTAAATTTAACATCGCTTTCTCCTTTTGGACCCACTGGTCTAGTTATTTTTATTTTAGATAGTGCTTTAAATCCACCTAATCCTAGCACAGCACCAGTCATTGCTCTTCCTAGTCTAGAACTAAGAGGGTCGTTTATACTAATTAAAGGCAGTTCATCATTATAATTAAATCCTAATAACGCACCGCCAGTCACAGATGCCCCTTGACCTGATGCTATTTTTTCAAATGCAGGTCTACCTATTTTTTCTTGATAAGGTCTTGCTATATATTTGTCAAAAAAACCTCTTACAGGATTTAAGTACATTCCTTTTTTTGGAAAGTTTTTTTGTTTATTCTCTGCAATTTGCCTCTCCATTTTATTTATTTGGCTTTCTGTCTTGCCTGTTTTTCTAAGTAAATCTTGTTCTTCAATTGTTTTTAAAACATCTGCCGAAGGGTCTCCTATTTTAGCATCATCTCTATATGTGACTACCCTATCTTCTTTTTTTGTTCTAAATACTCTTTTATCTCCCTCTTTGATGCCTCCTACAAAGTCTTCACCCTCTACTACTTTAGGTTCAGGAGATAGTTTTGCTTTTTTAATACTCCTATCTTTCATTGCTTTTTGAGTATTAACATGTTTTAAATTAAATATTGTTCCTATAAAACCCTCAGGGTCGGGTTGTCCTACAGGAGTTACAGTTCCTTTTCCAGTAACCTTAACTCCTAGATTTCTTAAAGCACCTATGGTAGGACTTAATATACCTCCACCGATACCTCCAAGCAAAGCCTGTTCACCTCTGGTTATTCTACCTTCACCAATGATACTATCCATGTCCTCATCAACATACCCTGCAGCTCCCGCTACTGCTCCAGATACTATGCCATACTTTCCCATTGTGTATAATGTTTTTGCTTTACCGAATGGTAACAACCAAGATGCAGGGTCTAGAATAGCACCTGCGAAATAAACTGCTTTAATTAAACCACCATTTTTACCTTGCATAGCTTTGACTAACTGCTGTTGTTCTCTACGCATTTCTTCTTTATCAAAACCTAATCCAGTTATTTGACTTACACCTCTAGTGGTATCTAATAATCCTAGTCTAAATGCTTTACCTAAAGTTACTTTTTCATTATAATCATCATCATCTTCGTAATCATAATCAGATGCTTCTTTTGAATTTCTAAGATTTATGGAATTACCTGTCTTGTCAGAGGTTATTGGAAAATAAACTGTTAAACCACTTTTACCTCTAGTTTTTTGTTTAACTTGTGCTTTTATTTCTGCAGCCTTTTGAGGGTCGCTTTCTAAAAGTCTTTGAAACTCTCCTGCCATTTTAAGATTGTTCTGTTTGTTTTTTACTTTTTTCGTATGCTTCTGCTGCTATGTTCATTTCATACATATCATAGAAACTTGTGTAATCAAAAAACCCTTGATAGGTCTGCTCTAGATAGTAATCTTTTAATATACTTTCTGCAACTAAAGCGGGTGATACATCACCTAACCCCCTCGATATAGTTTCAAGAGTATCTCTTACATCTTGAACACTATTAGTGCTAGGACTTATACCCTCAGGGAATATTATGTTTCCTATAAATTCAAGAGCACCTCTTTCAAAAAACATGTTAGTTCCCTCTTGTTTAAATCTGTTAGAAGTTAAGAATTTTTCAAAACCATTCTCTGCTTCCATTTTCATTTTTTGTATATCTTCTCCATACGAACCTGCCATAAGATAATCTATAGGTCCTTGTTGCCCAGATGCTATTGATTCAAATCCCCCTTCTACTGGAACTGATTCTCTTAAATCTCTACCCGTAACACTAGAAATAATTGATTCTCTTTGTGGTGCAAATTGTGATTTATCTACCATTCTTTGAATCTTACCAACTAATGTGTTTGCAGTGGCTTCTCCCATATTATTTTCGTTAACAAGTCCTTTTTTTATTCTATCTATATCTATATTATATTGTTTATCAACCATCTCAGAAAAATCACCATCTTCTAGTTTAGCTTTTGTATCAGCGGGTAAATTATTATATTCACTTTTTATAATTGATAATTGTTTTGTTCTGTCCTCAGGTGCTAAGTCTGAAAGGTTTGCTAATGTTCCTACATCCCCGTAATAATTAAATAAATATTTACCAAAAGCACCACCACCCACACTATCAGATAGTGCTATGGCTTTATCATAATTATTAGAAACAGTTTTAATTTCTTCTTGCACCTCATCTGTAGCTTCTTTTAATATTGAGACACCCTCTTTTCCTATTTGTTCTGCTTCATTAAATATATCGACACCTTCTTCTGCTGCACCTTTAAGAAGGAAAGTTGGTTTAATAAATCCCATTATTCATCTCCTTTTTTTCTAGACATGATGCCTTTTGGTTTTTCTTTAATAGATTTTTTTGCTTTTTTTATTTGCTTATCTGTTGGAACATATCCTCTAGATTTATATAAATCACTAATCATGGCTTCTGTTTCATTTTTTCTAGGTCTTGTTATTTTTAATTTAGATATACCCGCAGCCTTACCTATTTGTAATATCATCTTTTGAACTATCGGCGTTAGAAGTAATGCAGAATCAACACTAAAAGCACCCTCTACAAATCCTGAAAATACTATAACTCTAGTCACTGATTCTACTGAAACACCTGCTTCTAATAATATTATAACTCTTTTTAAAGCATCTTTTTTATTTAACTCTCTCCAAATATGTATTGATGCCTTTTCTAAACTAGGAAATCTTGCAGGATTTTCCCAAGGATAATTCTTAGGTGTATCTGTTAAAGATTGCCCTGGTACAGGAGTATCAAAAGGATTTGATTGTCTTTCCATTATACATTCCTCTTTGGTGTATACGAAGGTGGGCTTTGTCTTTCTATTAATTCTGCATACATGTTTGATAAAACTCTATCCCAATTGTTATATAGTTCTTCATAACTAATTGCTTCATTTGCTCTTACTTCACCTGCTTCTACAGGTGCTAAACTATCTCTTTTAAATCTACTAAAATTAATTCTACTTCTTCTTTCTGCTGCACTTTCTCCATACACAGTTCCTGTATCTTCTTTATTTTTACTCATAATAGTATCTAAAACTTGTGCTCCCATCATGACTTGTTGAAATAATGACATTTTATCCTCCTAATACTTTGTTAGCAAATATCTTTACACCTAATTGACCTAGTAGTCCATTAAGTTCATTTTTGCCTTGTTCATCAATTAATGCTAATTCTGTTTCTCTTTCTAGAGCAGCTATAGCTATGTTATGCGCCCTCTCTCTTTGATTTTCTGCTGATGTATTAACCCAAGACGCTTCATCTCTCCACTGTTGCCATAAAGCAGACAGTGCAAAGTTAGATATATTTAGTAAGTTCTGTGCATCTGTTTGGTTCGCTGCATTTATAGCTGCGGTATTTGCTGTATTAATACTTCTTCTCCATGTTACATTAGACTGGTCAATCAGTCTTTGATTTTCTACATTGAATCTTTCTCTTTGGTCTTCTAATTGTGTGTTAAACTGATTAATAGCAGCTTCTCTTTGTGCGTTAGCCTCAGACACACCTATTTCATTCTGTGCATTTTGTGCTGATATTCTATTCTTTTCAGCAACAGCATACTGATTCATAGCGTCTAATCTTTGTGCGTTATTTGTATTTATCTGAGTTGCAAGACTAGCAAAGAACTGGTCAGTTTGTTGTTGGCTTTGGGCATTAAACTGCAATGCAGCGTTAGAAGCTGCTTGGTCTGACAATAATGTTTGTTGTCTTAACTGTATATTTGTGAGATTGGCTTGTTGCCTGTTAGATAGATTAGCAGTATCCATCTGAAAAGATTGTTGTGCATTTAATACTGCTGCTTGTTGTCTATTGTTTAAGTTTTGAAATATAGCCTGTTGAAAAAACTGTGCATCTTGTTGTGCTATTGGTATGGATGCTTCTAATAAACCTTGTGCTAATGCTTCTGCAGCTATACTAGATGCTCCTAATCCTCTTTGTTGCATAGCGGCATCTACTAATCTTTTAGCACCTGATGCAAATGCAGGGATAGGTTTACCTTCATCTACTGCTGTATTAATAGCATTAGATATATTAGCTAACTGACCTTGTACTGTAGCTTCTGGTGGTAATGCAGTTAGGTCTTCTTGTTGTGCAACTAAAGGTGCAGATATTGTGCCTTGTGCTGCCTCCATTTGAGGAGCAGTTGCACCTGTTACTGCAGAGTATAATGGTGCTTGAGTTGCAGTTTGTTGTGCTACTGTGGCTGATGTAGGAACTACCTGAGGTGTTATAGTAGGGGCAGTAGGGGTAGTTGTGATAGGTGCTGCCTGAGTTCCTGTTAATCCCGGAGTTGTTTGTAATGTTTGTGTAGTTGGTGTTTGTAGTGCAAGTCCTGGCATTACGGATGTGCCAGTAGGTAGACTAGGTTGTCTCATTGCAGCACCAACTTGTGCTTGTACTACTTCAGAGGGGTCTGTTAGTGTGTTTTGTGTTGATGGTTGTTGTTCTTGTTGTATAGGATTTGTCTCCATAACATTAGTATCCATAAATTTTTTATATGAATCCTCGTCACCAAACTGTTGTTTTTGCTGTTCTGTTAAATCTGCAAATGATTTATAAGTTGCCATTAATTATCTCCCATTAAGTAAGATTCCATCCACATAATTTTTTCTTTGATTATAGCAATGTCTTGTTGCATCTGTGCAACTGCATCTGCTTTTTTTTCTACGGCTTCTAGTCTTTCTGACCACATGCCCCAAGTCATAGCTAAACTAGCTATGATAACTATGTATGGTAATATTACTTTTAAATCTATTTTCATTATTGCCCCTTTGCTGACATTCCACTTAAAGGATTATTTAATGCTTTGTTTATTTTTAAGTCTAGTTTCTCCTCTAATAATTTTAATTCATCTAATAACTCTCTATTGTCTTCTTTCTGTCTGTCTTCTACATCATTAACTATTTCTGTAATGTGTCGAATATCTCCATTCATCTGACGCAAATCTGCTTTCATGTCATTCTTTAAATCTTTTGCAACATCAGCTACAAGTGTAATTTCCTCAAGTATCATATCTATTTCAGACTTTAATACAGCCATACCCTCATCATATTGTGATAGGTCAGGCTCGGTATACAGAGTAATCTTTTCCTTCATATCGAGATAATCCTGATAGAAAGTAAAGCCAGTCCATGCTGCACCACCTAATGCACCTAATAAAGTAAAGATAGCAAATACCTTGCCACCAGTTACCTTCATTCCTGAATACTCAATACTGGGCATTTATCATATCCTCCATAGTTTGTCCTTGTGCCATATCAAATAATACTCCGTAGTTATCCTCTATTGTTTTATTTAAATATTCATTAACATCTGTATCTTGTATTGTAGATTGTGTGTCAAAGAATGTTTTTGTATTACCAAGTATTTGCATAACAATTAATGTTTTCATTTGATTTGATTCATCATACCTAGCTTTATCGTCAATCTTTTTTACTATTTTAGTTGCAGCTTTTTCTTTTGCTGACTGTTCTTTTACAGGTTCTTTTGGTTCTTCAACTTCTTCCTGTTGTATGTCTTCTTGCTCGGAACTATTCTCAGTTTCCATAGTGGGTTCCTCAGTAGTTTCGCTATCGGGTTCGGTTGTTTCTTCTGTTGGTTGCTCATCTATAGTTTCTTCTACTTCAGGTTCAGGTAAATCTAATTCCATCTCCATTTCTATCTCTAACTCTAGTTCCATTTCTGTTTCAATTTCTACAGATACTAATTCAGGTTCTGGTAAATCTATCTCAAAATCTATTTCAAACTCTTGTATTTCTAATTCTACAGTCTCATAAGTTACTTCTTCTGTTTCAGGTTCTATCGGTGTAAAATCAATATCACCTACATCATCAAAACTAATATCATTAAACTCAAATACTTCTTCTGCAAATTCTAGTTCTGTTGTAGAGAATAAATCTAAATAATATATTTCTTCTACTGTGGTAATCTGTTGAGTGATTATAGTATTAATTACATTGTAAAATACATTTACTGTTACATCATCAAATACAGGACCAACTGCAAGGTTTATATCTCTTCCTCCAACTTCTATAGTTAGTCTATTTAAAATACCACTGAAATCGAAAGACCCATTGTATGATTGATAACCTGATGAAATGCCAGATTCAGACAAGATGTCAGTTCCTGAAAAGACTTGGCTATTTCCGTTAAGTCCTTTAATGTGCATGTATATTCTATCTTGAGCATCCTGCTTGTCAACCTCTATTGTATATCTTACTTCTCCACCTTTTTGTATATTTAAATCAGATATATTTACAGTCTGTATAAATGTAGTACCCATTCCGGGAACTCCCATACTAGATGTAGAATTTCCACTTCCTGTAATCATGGCACATTTATCTGCACCTAATCCATGACAGTTATTACCTGTTGGCATAGAGGCAGGTCCTTGTCCGCCCCAATCAGTGTCCATGTCGCCTTCTTTATTTGTTACAACATAT